CGATTATTGACAATGGCCCAAGCGATGCACGCAGGGATAAGGTAAATAAGATCAATGCCAAGCTCGCAAAAAGACGCGCCAAAAAGGCCGAGAATGTTGCCAACAAGATTGCTGGTCGCAGGGCATATACAAGCAAGCAAGTTAGAAATCTGGCGCTCAAGCTCGGCATGTTTGGTAATTCGCCACACGAACAAATAGCCGAAAAGCTCAAACAGTCACTTGGATGGAATGATCTTCCATGGCGCATCGTGTTAGTCAAATACTTTGAAAACAAGCCGGTTGTCGAGGGGATAGACATTGCACGCCACGCTGCTGAAAAGCGCAGGAAAGAGCCTAAAGCGACAAAAGTCAATGGAGTTGATGTCACATCGAACGAATTCCTGCAGACCTACGAGTGGCGCGTATTGCGTATGAAGGCGCTAAAACGGGATGGGGCAAGATGTGTTTGCTGTGGTGCTACACCTGCGACTGGGGCAATTATGAATGTAGATCACATTAGGCCAAGAAGGCTTTACCCAAGTCTTGCTTTAGAGTTAGATAACTTGCAGGTGCTGTGCCATGAATGTAACCATGGAAAAGGTAATTGGGACATGACAGACTGGCGCAGCAGCAGTCAGATAGCAGAAACCTCGTAAAAGTCGGCGCTGGCGAGACGGCTACGCTGACTTACTTACCCACCCCCACTTTTCGTGCCCGCTTTTGTTCCAACGCCAGAGTTCTATGGTGTTTCATGACTACTGCGGTGTGAATGCACGATCTATCACTCACTGATTGCAATTTCCCGATGGTTATAGTTGGCCTATCTATTACGTATGTACTATTTTTGATGCAATTTATGGCCGAGTTTGACCCTTGGGTGCTCTCTCGCGTCGGGACTAAGCGGAGAGCGGGTCTTTTTTTATGTCTGGTGGAGCTTCAAGTTTCCCAAGCTCACGCATACGCTTGGTCGCAGCAGCTTTAATCTGCGCTCTCCAAACATCTGCATCCTCTGGAAGCAGGACGGCCAAGTATTGAATGACCGGATCGACTTGACCGGCGTCTCCAGTGGCAGATACGCCATGCACCTGGACGGTGGCGTTGGCACTGATTATTCCATGCGACAACGCTTCTGCTGATACCCCATAGAACTTGGCGAGCTTGTCCAAGTTGGCGCGTTTTGGTTCGCGCGTCTCTCCGGAGATGATCCGAAATAGGGTTGGTTGCGGGATCTGAACTTTAGGGGCAAGGGAGTGTGGGTTCTCTCCGCTGTCCTCTATCAGTTTCCTGATCGCTTCATTAACGGTTGGCATCTATTCATTCTCGCAAGGAATGTAATGCACGTGCGTATTGCATTCGCTATTCAGTAGCGTATAATTTTGGGCATGACTATTCAATCCATGATCAAAAGCATCCTCGCTACCGGCGTTACGCAGACGGAGCTTGAGAGGCTTACAGGCATACCTCAACCGCGCATCTCCAGATGGGCAAGCGGCGACGTACCGGACAACGTGAATGACGGACTGGTGCTGGCGAAGATGTACGAGGAGCGTTGCGCCGTCCCGCCACCGCCGACTATTCCAATCCCCTAATTCCCACCAACCCAATAGGTACTCATCATGGACGCTATCACTATTGCCAAGTCGGTTATCGACAAGGCCGTCAACACCGGCAAGCACTACGCAATCTTCGTGCGTAACGGTCAAGCCAAGGTAACGAACACCGGCACCGATCTCTTTCGGGAAGCCATGCAGAAGCGCGAGAAGGATCTGCTCGGAGTCTATGACCAGAACTGCAGACTCGAGTGGCTGGTCGATGACCTTCGTTACAAGGGTGTGTTGTGAGTTGTCCATACCTTAACGATAGTTCGTTAATCACGCAATATGAAGCATTTTCACCACCTACTTTCTGACTGACTATGACCTCACTTCAAACTTTGATTCTTCGTCGTTTCGCTACGGTCGGTCAGAAAGCGGTGGCACTCGACACCAAAATTGACGACTCGATGCTGTCCAGGTTCCTCAGTGGGGAACGCGGCTTAAAGCTCGATCAGATCGGCCCTGTCTTTGATGCGCTTGGACTCAGGGTAGTCGAAGCTGACGGCGAGATTGTTTCCCTGCCGGTTGAAGAACTCAATGCTTACAAGCTGCTGGCCAGGAAGGCGCTGGTATGAAGTATCTAAGCATCTGCTCTGGCATCGAAGCGGCAACGGTAGCGTTTCACCCATTGGGATGGACACCTGTCGCGTTCTGTGAAATCGAAGCGTTCCCATCCGCTGTGCTTGCGCATCACTACCCGACAGTCCCGAATCTTGGCGACATGACCAAGTTCCGAGAGTGGCCGGAAGAACTTCTGGCCGAGTGCGACATGCTCGTCGGAGGACCGCCTTGCCAAGCCTTTAGTGTGGCTGGGTTACGCAACTCACTTGATGACGAGCGTGGAAACCTGACGCTCACCTACGTTCATCTAATTGACCACATTGATGCCATAAGGAAGAAGCATGGAAGAGAACCAATTATCGCTCTTTACGAAAACGTGCCAGGAATCTACAGCACAAAGGACAACGCATTTGGATGCTTGGTCGGAGCGATCTGCGGGCAGGATGCTCCCATTGAAACTGAAACCGGGAAGTGGCCTACGACTGGCATTTTCTGGGGTGAAAAGCGCAGAGTGGGTTACCGAACCCTCGACGCCCAATACTTTGGAGTCGCGCAACGGCGCAGGCGGGTGTTCCTCATTGCCGTTCCTAATCAACTTGTCGAACGTCTTGGAGACAGGGCTGATCCCGCAGAGATTCTTTCTATCCCAGAAAGCCTGCGCGGGGATTCTCCGCCGAGCAGAACGCAGGGGAAAGACGTTACCGGACCAATTACAGCAGGCATTAGCAAAGGTTGCAGGGGAACTGAAGGGGTAGAGAGTAACTGGGCTGTGCCAGTAGACACACACACACACATGGCCCTCTGATGTCGCACCAACACTCAACGCCCACTTTGGCGACAAGCAGGGACTTGAAGACCAGCACGCTCTCAGCGGAGCAGGACTCTTTGTCCGTGGCGCGATGCCTGATCACAAAAAACAGGCTTGACTTTGAAACTGAAAACTTTGTGGTGACGAAATGATTTCATTCAATGCACGGCAAGACCCGATCTCAAGCGATGAGCTAACTGGGCCGCTGGATACAGATGGGGGAACTCAAGGGATTGCCTACGGTACCACAAATGTCCAAGTCGGAATGCGCCAACCAGCGATGGCAGTGCGCCGTCTAGTTGCCGAAGAGTGTGAAATTTTACAAGGCTTTCCTCGGGGCTACACCAACATCCCGTGGCGCAAGCAACCGACATCACCAGATGGGCCACGTTACAAGGCCCTGGGCAACAGCATGGCTACACCCGTGATGGCCTGGATAGGCCGGAGGATTCAGGAGGCGGTCAAGTGACCATCGGCATCAACAATCTCTCCGAAGACCAGCACCGTGTCATCAAGCTCTGGGTCGCCGTCATGGTGATGGGCATCCGTGATGCTGCAAACGATATAGCCGGTGGATTGCGCTGGCTCAACAGCAATGACAAGGATGTCGGCTCATTTAGATGGATCTGCGACGAGGCGCTGCAGGTTGATCCTGACGCAATGATCGTTCAGGTCAATCGGAGCATGTGGCAGTTGAAGCGCAGCATAAGGTCACTGGAGATGCTGGATGTTTGATCTCTGGGAGGCACTCGTACAAATTAAATCGGGAATACGCTCACCCGAATCTATGGGCGTAACACATAGGAAACCTCTCATGGACCAGTCCGTCTCAGGAAAACAAACCTCGTTACCGTTGTCACAAAAGTCTCACGGTATTTCAAGCATTATTCACAGCGCCATTGCCCGCAGTAATGGCCAGCCGTTCAAGCTTTCCCCTGGAACTGCGCAACGCATTTTGGACGAAGCGAACTTTCACGGGCAGAGATCGATTGCCGATAGAAAACTACATGAGCATTTGTTCAATGCAAAAAATGGCACATGGGATGGCCGGTATCCACTGGCATTCTGCGAATTCCCTGATGGAAATCTCTGGCTAGTTGATGGTCAGCATCGGTGTATGACGATTGTCATGCACGCCATCGCCCTTCCGGTTAGTTGCATCATTTTCAAGGTAGAAACGGAAGAAGAAGCGCGAAAGATTTACGCCGGCTTCGACAAGGTATGTTCTGTCCGTTCTACCGCTGAAACGCTGGATGCACTGGATGTTGCAAGCACTCTTGGAATCAAGAAAGTCACTGCTAATGCTCTCTATCGAGCGGTTGCCGTTATAAACAATGGAATGGAACCAGACTACCGCTGGGCAGACATTGAAAGCAATGTATCAGGCGCACGCTTGAAAGCACTGGATGACTGGAGCAAAGAGGCCAAGGAGTTTGACCGTATCACGAAGTCTGCAACAAATACCCTCTTGCGGAAATTGCGCGGAGCCGGATGTTTTGCTGTGTTTCTCTATACGTTGAGGTATCAACCTGGCAGGGCGGAAGACTTTTGGAAAGGACTCTGCGACAACGACGGCCTGCGCAGAAATGACCCGCGATCTGCTTTGTTGTCTGACCTGACAACGAGAACCTTTTCTACCGGGTCTAACCGTCAGACAGTGCAAGCACCGGTCATGGCATGGAATGCCTACTGTGAAGGTCGCGACCTCAAATTCATCAAGTGTGTCGAGGGCGCGCAGATCATCATCTGGGGAACGCCGATCGGGAAGGCGCGGTAATGCTGATCAAGACAGATCTGATTAACGTCAGCGACAGCCATCGCCAGGTCAATGAAAAGACGGTCGAGATGTTGGCCGTCTCGATGGACATGGTGGGATTGTTACAGCCCATCACTGTATCCAATTCAAAACTCCTGCGTGGAACCTATGTCGACGGCTATCTGCTGGTCGCTGGGAACCACCGACTCCATGCTGCCCGGGCATTGGGATGGGATGAGATCGAAGCGACGATCCTAGATGACACGCTCGGAGGCATTCGTCTTGAGTTGATCGAGATTGACGAGAACCTCTGCCGCTCTGACCTGACAGCTTCTCAACGCGCTATAGCAATCAAGCGGCGTAAGGAGATATGGGAGGCGTTGAATTACGCGGGTAATAGTGGGCAAGGTTCGCCCATTATTCCGGTTGGACGGCCGAAAGAGTTTGCCAGTGAAACATCATCCATCACGGGCGAGGCGAAGCGCACGATCAATCAGCATCTATCACGGGCTGATGAACTTGGTGAAGACCTTCATGAAGTCTATGGAACCTCTCTTGATACCGGAGTCGAGTTGGATGCACTCAAGAAGATTCCTGAGGTTGAAAGAAAAGCTCTCATTGCAGAAGCCAAGACGGGTGCCGTGGTGACCGCCAGGAAGCCCATGGCGCGCATCTCTCTGAAGATTGATTACTTGGACATCAACCAGGGTGCTGAATTGATTGCAGAGGCGATTATGCGCAAGGAATTGGCATTGGCAGTTGCCCTACATGATGAGCTTGGCAGGATTCTCTCAGAAGTCGCGTGATGGACTCGGCAAAGATAAGACTCCACGAACAACTACTCAGGCTCGCAAAGGGAATGCTGCGTGCCTGGGAAGAGTGGCTTGATGCCCACAAACGGGCTGATGAGAAATGAACAAATACCACATTGCAAATGGCTGGAAAGAAGCTCCGCATTGTTGGAGGACATATTTGATGCACCCGTTGCGAGTTGAGAAATGTCCTTTCTATACCGCTGTCTCCCTGTTTGGTTTTGCATTCTTCTTCTGGAGTAGTTGATGCATTACTACCAATTCAACATTGCCGATTACAGAAAAGATACTACCCATCTTTCACGGTTGGAGCATGGGATCTACCGTGACCTGATCGACTGGTATTACCTTGATGAAGCTCCTATCCCACTGGAAACCCAGTCGGTTATGCGTCGGTTACGACTGGTAACCGATGAAGAAGCGAAAGCATTACAAAACGTACTTTCTGACTTCTTTATTCCTGAAGATGGGTGGCATCACAAGCGTATTGATCTTGATATTGTCGAGTATCACGCCATGGCAGAGAAGAACAGAACCAACGGGAAGCTTGGCGGTAGGCCCAAGAAAACCCAGTCGGTTCCCAGTGGCAACCCAGATCAAAGCCAAATTAACCCTAACCAAGAACCAATAACCAATAACCAAGTAAACCCTCTTGTCGCCAGCAAGCTGCCGACGTGTCCGCAAAAGGAAATTCTTGCGGTTTATGCGGAGACATTACCTGAGCTGCCGCAGCCGCGTGTATGGGAGGGTTCCAGGTCTACCAATCTGTCAGCTAGATGGCGTTGGGTGCTTGCTGACCTGAAGAACCGTGGCAAGCCAAATGATCCCGCGTCAGGAATCGAATTCTTCCGGCGCATGTTTTCTTACATCCGTGAATCTGACTTCCTGATGGGGAGGTCTGGAGACTGGTCTGCCGAACTCGGTTGGATCGTCAAAGCTGAGAACTTTGCCAAGATCATTCAGGGTAATTACGTGAATAAGGAAAAAGCGGCATGAACTACGACCTACCACCGCAAGCGATCGATGCCGAGTGTTCGCTTCTTGGAGCTTTGCTCATCGGCGGGGAGAAAGCATGGGACCGCGTCATGGAGGTGATCGCAGAATCTGATTTCTACCTGGCGCAACATCGCATCATTTTCCGTCACATGAAGGCGTTGGCTGATAAGTCATCTCCGATTGATGTCGTCACATTATCAGACGCGATGGATGCTGCAAAGGACAGCGAGATGTCAGGAGGAATTGGATACCTCGGAGAAATGGCGAATGCAGTGCATTCAGCGGCAAACATCCTTGGGTACGCTGAGATCGTTGTAGAGAAGTCGAGGCTTCGAGCTTTGATGGAGTTTGGTGAGTCTGCGATACAGCTTGCTTTGTCCGCTGGAAAGGCTACTGCCAATGAGCGCATCGATGAGTCGTTCGGGAAGATGTTGGCTCTGTCTGAAGGTGGCTCGTCAGGGGATGAGCCAAGGCATATCGCAGACGTTCTCGAGAACGTGTTGTCGTCTATTGATGACCGCATGAATGGGCGTTTGTCGCGCGGAGTAAATACCGGATTTCATAACCTTGATGTGTTGCTTGACGGGATGAAGGCTGGCGATCTGATCATAGTTGCAGGGCGTCCATCCATGGGCAAGACTGCTTTCGCGCTCAACATCGCAGAGACTGTTGCTTTGTCAGGTACGCCAACCCTTGTCTTTAGTTTTGAGATGGGCGACCAGCAATTAGCGCAGCGCACGCTCTCGAGCGTTTCAGGAGTGCATGGCGGACGGTTGGCTAGTGGCGATATGAGCGAGGAAGAGTGGGATCGAGTTGGGGCGGCTTTGTCAAAGCTGAAAACTGCGCCATTGGTCATTGATCAGAACGTAAATCTTTCGCCAGCGCAAATGCGTGCCAGGGCTAGGCGCATGAAAGTGCATGGCGGTCTTGGTCTGATCGTCATTGATTATTTGCAGTTGATGCGCGGAACGGGGAACAACCGAAACGAGGAGCTTGGCGATATCACCAGGTCGCTCAAGTTGATGGCCAGAGATCTCAAGGTTCCGGTTATCTGTCTATCGCAGTTATCGCGCAAAGTTGAAGAGCGTACCGACAAGCGACCGATGTTGTCCGATCTGCGTGAGTCTGGGTCAATCGAGCAGGATGCTGACTCTGTGATGATGGTTTATCGGGATGATTACTACGACCCTGACTCGGATTGGAAGGGGGTAGCTGAGATCCTGGTAAGGAAGAACCGCATGGGTGCATGTGGCGATGCAAAGCTGATCTTCCGTGCTGAGTGCAGTCGCTTTGAAAACGCAGACATGGGTGCAATCGCTGAGATAGCCAGTCGCGCCCCTACAAAACAAGTGTCACGCCGCAGGAGTGGATTCGATGGCTGAACTATTCGACAAGTTTGCGTCCATGAAAGCGCAAAGCGCCTCAATCAAGCCGGGACAGAAATTCATTCGCATGTTTGCCGATTGGGAGTTCCTCCTCCGCGAAGAAGGATATGACGATGCTGCTATCGAAGAGATCCGCCAGCAGATCCGTGATGACTGGAAAGACGACGACAAAAGAAAGTTCTGGCATGACTTCGTTGCCGAGCGTTCTGCCTTCCGTCACGAACTGATCGCGATGAGTCGTGGAATCACTGATCGGATCAAGGCACGCATGAAGCTAAAGGAGGCCGCATGAAGCAGATTTTCAGATTAGCGCACGACATCGCACGGGAAAGGGCGATTGCTGCAGTCAAATCGGCCCGTGACGGGCAGATCGTCACCGTGTCCGACCCAACACGCACGCTCACTGCGAATGCGCTCCTATGGGCCTTATTGCACGATCTAGCCGCACAGGTGAAATGGCACGGTGTTTCTCTATCACCGGAGGAATACAAGGATCTTCTATCGGCTGGACTGGTCAAGTCCAAGGTTGTTCCGAATATCGAGGGGAATGGGTTCGTCATTCTCGGGCAGAGGACCAGCAAGATGACGAAGGCGGAGTTCTCTGACCTGATCGAGTTGGTGTTCGCGTTTGGGGCGGAGCATGGAGTTGTCTGGTCAGAAGAAAGGATCGCAGCATGACCTGTTATTCATGTCGTTGGAGTGTCGGATCAATGGAAGGATTGTTCTGCGAAGAGACGCTGATGCCTGCTGTAGAAGTGTGTGAGTTCTTCGAAACCGAGTGCGGGACCGATGAAGAGGTCCGAGACGAGGTTATCGATGAAGGTCTGTGAGATCTGCCGAGCAGAGTTTGAGCCAAGGAAGATGGGGCAGAAGACCTGTAGTCCCATCTGTGAGCGTGAGAGGAAACGTCAAAGGAGATTACACAATGAAAGAACGCTTGCTATCAAAACAAGAACTCAGTGGTTATCTGAGGCCCAAGCGGCTTTCAATTCCTACATCAGAGAAAGAGACCGGGTTAATGGTCTGCCGTGTATCTCTTGCGGGAGGCACCACACTGGAGATAACCACGCGGGACACTACCGCTCTGTCGGCGCTGCTCCGCAGCTTAGATTCAACGAAGACAACGTCCATCTCCAATGCCAGCCATGCAATGTCCATAAGTCTGGCAATGCCATCGAGTACAGAATCAACCTAGTCAAGAGAATAGGTCTTGAACGGGTAGAGGCGCTGGAGAACTTCAACGGGATCGTGAGATGGACGATCGAAGATGCCAAGAGGATCAAGGCTGAGTACAAAGCAAAGATTAAACAGTTGAAAGGGGTTACCGCATGAATCGTGAAGACTGGCTGATACGTGAAGAAGCAAAGAACGGCGTCGAGGCATACATCGACAGTCTGCTGCGACTCTGGGCTAAGTCCATGGCGGGAGGTCTTGAGGATATTGGCTACAAGCGGAGGTCAGCCGGCTTCAGTTGCGGATCTCTATCATCGTTCGAGGATCTCGAGGACGAGTGCGACTCGGTCCAGGCGGCTGCGGCCGGGCGGTGTATCGAGGACATGGGGGAGGGGAAGAGGCCAATCTACGCGGCGTATCTCTACTGCCGCTGGTCAGGGGGTGACCTGGGCCTGGCCCTGCTGGAGGCCGTCGA